CGCTACAATCAATACGTTATCAGGTAATGTGTAAGTACCTACTTTTCTGTTTAAGATAAGTTGATAAGCCGCCGCCTGTACACTAGGTGCCGCAGAATTCATCTCATCTAAAAACAATACAATGTTTTTATGTTTTTTAGCCAATGCTGATGTAGGCAATTCCGAAGGTTGTGCCCATACCATATTGTTTTCTTTTGAATTGAAATATGGAATACCTTTAATATCTGTAGGCTCCCATAAACTTAATCTAATATCAATCACCTTTGCTTCAATGTTTTTAGCAATTTGGTGAACTACTTCTGATTTACCAATACCAGGGCCACCCCATAAAAATATTGGTCTCTTAATCTTCAGTGCGTGTAATATACTCGCCTTTGCTTTATTAGGCGAAAGTTGTCTAGTNGTNANTCCAGACTCTTGTGTGCTTTTCTTAGGCATATTGTTTTGTACTCCTTAATAAATTGTTGTTATAGTTTAATAATATATTCNAGTACCAAAAAAGTCAACCAGAAAGATTGGGTAAAAACGTCAATGATTATGCGGGTGATTTAGCCTGTGGATAACTATTCCACAGTTTCTATGCGAGAAATTGCCTTATTCAGACCGTATTTTCTAATATCTCCTGAAAATANCATNAGTTCCATAGCCTTCTTTTCATTGGTTACAATTACACCATCGTCTGCTAGGTAGTATGGACAGTCAATATATTTGTCTAAGAATATTATGGTTTGGGTGGTAAGGTTGAAATCATTAGGAAAAGGCACATCATAAGTCTGTATCTGTAACTTTTCTTTTAAAAATGTTATACCATCATCGGTAAGTCTTAAACCGCCAGTTGCTTTGCTTCTACTATTCTTCCACCACAAAGGCATATACTCCTTAAGAGTGTTTTCACCAATTGATATGTTGGCTTGTTTTAGGAATATTTTAGTGTAGGTTTCTTTCCAATTCATTTTTCACTGACAGTTTCACCCTGTGTCAATTTGACCACCGTGAACTCTTCAGTGTTGAATAGTGTGTTCAATTTTTTGGCTAGATTGAAGGCGTGTCCAGGGTTTGAAAAACTAACCTTTTTGTATTTAGGTCCTGGGTAGTTATTAAGCAAATTAGCGGACTTAAGGTTAAATGCTTTACCTTGATAAAACACTGCCCATATGCCTTCAGCCGCTAGGATCTGTTCAGACTTGTAGTCTTTCTTGTTTGTGTACTCCAAAAGTACTGTTGGTTTAGGTCTACTCATACGTTTCTTATATATGAGTATTTATCAGTTTTTAGGTTGTATTATAACTTACCGCCGTCTACTTGCACTTCTACGGAGTCCTGTTCCGTTGATTTACGGCTCATTAGTGCTTCATAATCGCCTGTTAAACGGGCAAGTATTGTGGCAAGTGCATAAGTGAGTTGCTTGGCTTGTTGGATTGGAATACGCACTTCTTTTTGATTGCTCATATCAGCACCTTTCACTTGCTGTATGAATTGTTGTAAACTGCTGGTGTTAATCGGTTCGTTTGTTTGCATTGGCTAACTCCGTTTTCATTTCTAATATAGTTCTAAAAGGACCTTTGAAAGGGTATCTTTCAAGTGTTAATAGTTTAGGGCAATAACTTCTTACCCAGCCTTTTTCAAATTTAATAATGTAGTATCCTGCACAATATAAACTCTTGGACTTTTTACTTTTGTTAAAAAGAGGTAATTTTCTCTTTACATCAAATACCATATTGAATGGTTTAAATTTACTAGGATAATCATACACATCATTATCAGTGTTTTCTTCTTCTATTGCAGGTGCACTCAAAGTTGTACCCCAGAACCAATCCCCCGTAAAACTTTTTTCCAACTGTGATTGATTATCATACAGTCTAGTTCCTTGTTCACAACTGAACATATAACGTCTATCTTCTTGTTTGCAAATAGTTCCTATCTTTTCACCATTTGATTCTAATATCCAAAACCTATTTTCTAATATAGGTTTAGCATACAATTTTAATCTAGTCATGCTGTTACCTCTTCTGGTTTGTATTTGGCATTCAATGGTTCCGCATAACTCTGCGGATACTCTGCTATCTTCTGCAGATCCCATTTTGCACAAAATTTAATCAATTTTAAACCAACCTGTTCTACTGTTTTTGTTTTTGCACTGCCAATTGTTTCTTTGATCACTGTTTTAATTTCTTCTGGTTGTGCAGACAAATCACAAAGTGTAACATTTCTTTGATAGTCATCTATTACTCTGTGTTCATATCCTTCATGATCCACCCAACGTTGCAACATCATATTGTTCCAACTATAACCTTTTGAATCTCTATCAGCAAAGGCTTCTTGTAAACCTACCTTTGTTTTTGTGCCTTTTGTACGTACACCTGGATATGCTGAAAATACATTGTCTGAACTATCACCTCTCATACACTTTTCAAATAAAAGCCATTGTGGATTTGGAGCAGGCTTTTCTTCGCCAGTCTTTTTGTCTTTAACCCTGTTTCCTTTTGCATCAAAGTAACCTTCATGAGTAATCATTACTTCTTGAACACCATTATATTGTGCAACATTTGGAGCAATCAATTGGGCAAAGTCACCATCTGTGCTTATTATAAAGTGATTATCGTTAGGATGTGCTTGTACCCAACCTGCAATTAAATCGTCTGCTTCTAGCACATCATTTCTTAATACTGTGCAATTAGTTTTCTGATCTATAAAGTCTTTGAAGTTATCAAATGTTTCCCAAAACACTTCATCTTCTTCTACTTCTTTTTCTGTACGAGCATCTCTGGCGTTTTTTCTGTTTCTTTTGTAAGGCTCATAGAAATCTTTACGCCAACTTCTTCCTTCCAAACAAAATACAACATGGTCACCTTTAAAGTCTTGCCATACTTTTCTAATGCTGTTGAATGTAATATGTAGAGCCATTCCAATCTTTGAATCTAAATCGCTTTGGATCGCAAATTTTGATCTAAAAAATGTGTTTGCTGTATCTACAAGTATATAATTCATTAGTATTTTCTTACAATATGCCTTCTTAATGCTCTTGTTAATTCTTCAATTTTATCAATGATACTGATCAAACTAGGATCTGTAATGTATTTGCCAGCCTCTTTTGCTTGATCTCTTAAAGCATCATATTCTCTAATTGATATACGCACCATTGGAGTAGTATCACGTGTAGATTCATTCTCGTATGTTGCATCTTCTGATCTATCATCTGTCATTTTATTCTCCTTAACTAATCTCTGACTTGTCTTTACCAATATCTTTGACATTGATATATCCAGCACCTCTAGTTGGATCAAGTCCTTCTTCTTTCAGAATGTTACTTGCAATAGTTTTAAACCATCCATCAACAATCTGTTCATTTGTTTCGCCTTTATAGCCTGCATCTAAAAGTTTTTCAATAAATTCATTATTCCAATCTAACTCAAAAAAACCATTTCTTATGTTGTCTTCATTTATTTTAGTATCCAACACAGCAACCCACGGCTCACCTTTTTTAGTTGCTTCTTCTTTTTCTTTCATTAAAGCCTCTAATTTAGCACTTGGAGTTTCTTTAGTTTCTTCTTTGTTAAAGATCCCTTTTACTTTCTTAATCACGTCCATTGTTTTTTCTCCATTTCATTTTGTTTATTTCCTCAAGTCCCCCAGGCATTTCCGAATATGTCGACATGGAGTCTTGGTGTATATCTCCATCCTCTTGCCATTGCCAACTCTGCAACGTTTTTTGTGTTGAGTTTGTATTCTTCTGATCTTCCTCCCAATGGCATGATATAAACGGGAACGTCGATTCCCACTTGATTGTATTCGGCAACTGCCTTTGTAACTTCATCAACATCGGTTGCATCAGCAACCACAAATTTGAAATACATTTGAGAGTTAGGAATCCTATAATAAGAAAGAGCAATTTCAGGTTTGATAGCAGTGTGCCAAGGCTCACCTGATACGGAAAGTTTCGGAGAGCAACTCCAAGTGACTTCGAATCTGTCTTGTTTTCTGAGATAGTCTTCAAAATCCTTGTGTAAAGTCTGCGTTGTATTTGTTTCGAAAGTAACATTTTTCAAATCCTTCATTTTAGGATGTTCAAATAAATCTACATAAAACCTCTGCCACCCTAACAAAGGCTCACCTCCAGTAAGTATAAAATGTACATCTTGTCCATTTGACAT